TCCAAGTTCCTGCGCCATGACCTCGCCCCCATCCTCCTTGAGACAGGCGCCGTCCTCGTGGCCATGCACCACACCGGGAAGCCCAAGGCCGCCTCCGACAAGGAAGGCCACACCGTCGCCGACCTAGCCTATGCTGGCCTAGGCTCCTCCGAGTTCACCAACTGGTTCCGCGAGGTCGCCGTCCTCTTCCGATGCCAGGGCGAAGAGCCGATCTACAAGTTCGGCCTGACCAAGCGCCGCGGCCGTGCCGGTCTCAAGGACGGTAACGGCCAGTTTAAGCCAGAGATTAATATTCGCCACGCCGCGGAGAAGGGGGTCATCCGATGGGAGTATGCCCATGCCCCCGCCGAGGTAGTCCAACAGGATGCCATTTCCAGCCCCGCCAAGGCCGCTCCTAGGCAGGATGGAGGCTACTGAGGGGGAAGACCGCCTCAAACGACCTAAACGCCTTACAAGCCAAGCCAGACCCATGAACCCACCCACCCGACCAGACAACTTGCAAGACAAGTCGCAAGACAGCATAGTATCAGTAGGGAGTATATACTCCCTACATGATACACGCAGATGCCTTTGCGTCGCTTACGCTCGCTCGGCCCTGCGGTTTTTCTGCAAGCAATTTGACCGCCATGAGTAACCCAAGCCGGCCGAGAAGACGTAAGATGACCGCGGCTCGTCGGAAGCACCTGATCGCGGAGAAGCAGAAGTTTGCCGAGAAATGGCTGACCGATAGACCTGGCATGATCAGGCGCTGCGAAGCCGGAGGCGAGGCCACCGCAGACAAGGCTAAGGTACGAAGGGAGGTCGTGGAGGGTTGGCTGACTACCATGCCGCTCCGCATGACCAAGGCTCAGCTGGTGAAGGAGTTCAAGGCCCGCATGACCGGGGACCGTGACGTCCAACCTCGTTCCCTCATCGAGAAGATGCGAATCTACGGCAGGATCAAGTACGACGAGACGACAGGCCTGTGGACGAACATGACCAAGGCCTAAGGTTTGCACCTTGATACCGAGAGAAGATGGGCAACCTAAGCCGTAATGGCGAAACAACTGCACGACCTTGAGGCTCCTCACAAGGACGCCCGGTCGTTCGATGCTTGGTTCTTCGGACTGCCCAAGGCACAGCAGGACAAGCTGCGGGAAGGCGGCGTGCTTCCCTACCGCGAGATGGTCCAGCCTCGCCGCGTCTGCGAGGTCCAACCTTGGCGGCGCATCTGGAACTCGACCGAGCAAGAGCAGCGCATGGAGACGGATTCGTTCATCAGCCGCGAACACGTCGGCGCAATGCTCAAGGCCTTCATCGACGCGCTGGCCATGACCGACGAGTACTCGGTGCGCCGGCACGTCGAGCTCGTCAGGTGGGCGCTCGACCTACCCGGCTGTCTGCCCGCGCCTGACATCGCTCGGATGTATGACGTGAGCAAGCAAGCGATCCACAAAAGAGCGAAGCTGATGCGCGAGCAGTTCACTCCTGATGCGCTGGGCGAGTGGACCGGGCAACACGCCACGACTGCTGCTCAAACCGTGGCGAAAAACTTGCGGAAACCTGCGAAAACAAAGGGAAAACGATGAGAAACGCCCCAAACACCCCCCGCCAAGGAATCTCTTCCGAACGGCCGTTTTCGTGCGTGGCCTGCCACAGCCTCAAAATGATGCGTGTCTCGTTGACACAAAACCCCCGTTTAAATGGGCCAGCCTGAAGCCCTGACGACCAAGGCCTTAGCCGCGGCGATCGGCGTGAGCGTGCAGCGCGTGGGCGTTCTTCGCCGCGAAGGGATGCCGACCGAATCGGTCGAAGCGGCGACTGCGTGGCGGGAAGCCCGGGCGGCCGAGCGTGCCGCGTCTGCTCCCGTGCCGGCCGTGGCCTCGCTCGACGACGGAACGATCCAGCAGCGCATCGCCAGACAGAACGTCCTGGTCAGCCGAGCCCGTGACGTCTGGCAGGCGGCGATGGAAACGGGCGACCGCGACCAGGCTAAGTACCACACGCAGTATAACCAAGCGACCGCCAAGCTCATCGACCTAGAGGCCGAGGCGGAGCGTCGAGCGCTGATGGCCCGCGAGTATATCAAATCGTCAGAGGCAAAGGAGGCGATGCTCCAGCTGACGGGCGAATGGATCGAAGCGATGGAGCGGATGCCCAGTGAGCTCGGCGAGGCATGCAACCCTAACGATCCGCCCAAGGCCATCGCCGTCTTGCAGGCCTACGTCCGCAAGGTGCGGGAAAAACTCAGCGGCCATGACGAAGCGCAAGCCTAAGCCCAGGCGCAAGCCGATGCCTAAGCCTACGCGACCGCACAAGGACAAGCGCCGCAAATGGTCGGAGGTGTCGGACGAACTTTACCGACGCATCAAGGAGGCAGGCCTCTATGACTAAGGACGAGCTGCTCGCCATCGGCCGCGAATCCCTGACGCCGCCCGATAACGCCGACCCGGTGAAGTGGCTGGCGAGGAACATCACCCGCGTCCCTGCCGGGGCGTTCGCCGGCGGATACAACCCAAGCCGCTGGCCGTGGATCGCGGAGAGCCTGCGTCTGTTCCTCGACCCATCGACGCGGACGATGGTGGACCTCTGGTCGATTCAGACGGGCAAGACCTTGAAGGCCCGACTAGCGGCGACCTACCTGATGGCGAACGACCGCGGGAACATGGTCATCTACATGGACAACCAGGTCAACGCGGCGGACTTCACGATCCGTTACTTGCGGCCGATGTTCAACATGGTCGAGGACGTGCGTCGGCACATCTCGCCGGCGGACAACCCGAAGAGCGACATCATCGACTTTGCGGACGGGACGATCGTCTACAACAACTCGGCCACGACGGAGAAGGACTTGCAGCGCATCTCGACGCGGTACGTCATCGGCGACGAAATCTGGCTCTGGAAGAAAGGGGCGGTGGCGCAGTCGATGGCCCGAACGAAGGCCTACGAATGGACGGCCAAGAAACTGTATCTCTCGCAGGCCGGCATGGTGGGCGACGACCTCGACAACATCTGGGGGATGACGACTCAACACGAGTGGAACATGGTGTGCCCCCTATGCTCCAAGCTCCAGCCCTGGGACTGGTCTTTCGTCAGGTTCCCCGAGCAGGCGAAAAGCCCGGCAGGATGGAATCACCTGATGGTCGAGAAGAACACGACCTACGAATGCTCGGGCTGTAAGGCCCACCTGCCCGATACTAACGAGACTCGCATCGCCTGCAACGCCGTGGAGAACGGGGCGCAGTTCGTCCAGATGGCGCAACCTCAGAAGACCGGGTGGGTCGGGACGCATGTCAACGCCTTGGCCTCTACTAGCTGGGGCTCATTGGCCGTGGACATGATCAAGAGTAAGGAGGCCTCCGAAGCCTACGGCGACGAGGAGGGCAGGAAGATTTTCAAGACCAAGTATCTGGCCATCCCCTGGAGCGACGACGGCGGGGCGATGGTGGTCTCGACCGAATCCTCGGACTACGCGATGGCGGACGACTGGGACGCCGAGGCGGTCATCAGTCCAGCCGGCAAAGTCATGGACCGAGAGGGAGCGCCGAATGGTAGCATCCCTTTTCGGGTCATCGGAATCGACGTCCAGCGTGGCCATTTTTTTGCCGTCTGCCGCCGCTTCGCCAAGTCAGGCCATAGCCGCCTGATGGCGTTTGAGAAGCTGGAGACGTGGCAGGACCTGGACGAGTTCGTCAAGAAGACGGGGACGCACAAGGCCATGATCTGCGTGGACTCGGGTGACCAGACGCAGCTCGTCTACCAGCAGACGGCGGTCCGCGGCTGGAAGTGCTCCAAGGGTTCCGGCGCCGAGACCTTTGCGGTAGGCGACCGGGACGGGAACACGGTGCGCCGATTCTATTCGGAGAAGCAGGCCATCCTTGTCCCAGGGACGCAGGCCCGGGCTTGGCTTATCTCGTTCTCAAACGTCATGGCTAAGGATTTGCTTCACGGTCTCCGGGCGAGGAAGGTCTTCGGATTTGCCCGGGATGCCTCGCCCGAATACGTTGACCAACTGAATTCAGAAGTCCGCGTCCGCGATCGTCGGACGGGCAAGGCCACATGGATTCTCCCTCAGGGTAAGCGGGACAACCACGCCCTCGACTGCGAAATCCTCTGCCTCCTCGTCGCCGTGCGTTGGGGCGTCGTCGGCCGGGAAGCCACCGCGGACGACTTGCAACCTGGGGAAGGTCGGTCAACATGACGACAAGAGGAACGGTTCCGAAGCGTCGTAGGATGTGCGCCTGCGGAGGCATAGGGTCGGGACCGTTCCTCCCCTCCGTTGCCTAGCCCCGCAGATTTATGCAAGGATTGTTCATCGGACTTTCGGAAGACGAGCTGCTGGCAATCAAGGCCAAGGCGGTCTCCATGATCATGGAGGGAAAGGTTCTCATGTCCTACGCCGACTCCGGCTCGTCTTCGACGAAGCAGTTCGCGTTGCCGCCCAAGGAGATGCTTGCCGAGGCCATGGGCGCGCTCTCTCAGCTCGATAGTGCCAAGTATGGTCGCCGTCGGAATGTGATTAACACCCGCTACGACAACCGTAACAACGACTCTCAATATGGCCTCTAAGTCTCCGAAGAAGAAACCCGGCAAGCCTGTCATCAAGGCGCCGAAGAAGCCGGCCCTCGCGGGCGGCGCCGTGCCTAAGCAGCAGGCCTACACCGAGAGCGGTTCGTCCTATCCGCAGACTCCCCGATGGGAGAGCGTGACGCAAAGCAACGCCCGGCAAATCATGTACACGGGGTCGAACGTGGACTCCCGCCGCGACCTACGTTCCCGCGATCGGAACGTGATGGTCAAG